TTAATATATAAAATTTTTAGGAGGTAATAGGAATATGGCAGTTAAAGTAGCAATTAATGGATTTGGAAGAATAGGAAGATTGGCATTAAGATTAATGGCAAACGATCCAGAATTTGATGTAGTTGCAATTAACGACTTAACAGATGCGGCAATGTTAGCACACTTGTTCAAATATGACACAGCACAAGGAAGATTCAATGGGGAAATCGAAGTTAAAGAAAACGCTTTCGTAGTAAATGGAAAAGAAATCAAAACTTTTGCAGATGCAGACCCTGAAAACTTACCATGGGGACAATTAGGAGTAGATGTAGTTCTTGAATGTACAGGATTCTTCACTTCTAAAGAAAAAGCTGAAAAACATATTAAAGCAGGAGCTAAAAAAGTAGTTATATCAGCACCTGGATCAGGAGATATGAAAACAGTAGTATTTAATGTAAACAATGAAATTCTTGATGGAACAGAAACTGTATTATCAGCAGCTTCTTGTACAACTAACTGTTTAGCACCAATGGCTAAAGTTTTACAAGATAACTTTGGAATTGAAGCAGGATCAATGACAACTATCCACGCTTATACAGGAGACCAAAATACATTAGATGCACCACACAGAAAAGGTGACTTCAGAAGAGCAAGAGCAGCAGCTGCAAATATAGTTCCTAACACAACTGGGGCAGCAAAAGCTATTGGATTAGTAATACCTGAATTAGCTGGAAAACTTGATGGAGCAGCTCAAAGAGTACCAGTTCCTACAGGATCATTAACTGAATTAATCTCAGTTTTAGGTAAAAAAGTTACTAAAGAAGAAATCAACGCAGCAATGAAAGCGGCTTCAAACGAATCATTCGGATATACTGAAGAACCATTAGTATCTTCTGATATAGTTGGAATTCACTATGGATCATTATTTGATGCAACTCAAACAAAAGTAATCGAAAGTGGAGACAAACAATTAGTTAAAACAGTTTCTTGGTATGATAATGAAATGTCTTACACAGCTCAATTAGTAAGAACATTGAAATACTTTGTTGAACTTGCAAAATAGTAAATAAAAAATATTAAGATATAGTAGCTGTCCTAAAAAAATAGGGCAGCTACTTTCTTTCTATATATTATTAATATAGAATAAAAGGGAAGGAGTTGGCAATATGAAAGAATTAAAGACAAAATCTTATAGAGAAGTAAAAGAGTGGGGTACAATGATAGACAGATTCAATGGTAAGGGGAATCTTATACCACATGAAGGAATGGTATCTAAAAATAGAGGTAATATGTTTTCAAATGCTTCTACACAATATCGTCCTTGTGAGTCTGGAGAAGTACCAATAGTAGACACTTTGTATTCTTATGATATACTTAAGTCTACTAAGAATAGATTTGCTGATAATGATTATGTACTTTGTAAATCTATTAAGAAGTATATTGGTGGAGTATATTGTGGTGTAACTTCTCATATTTTGTACGACCCGGTAAAAGAAATGTATCACTTTGTAGAATACCATCAGTATGAAGAAACTGGTGCTGGATATGGTGTTAAGATGCTAGATGATTTAGAAAACTACAAAGAGGGAGACGTAATACCTAAGGGTGAGACTGTGGTTAGGACAAACTCTTATGGTGATGATATGGAATACAAGTGGGGAGTAAATGCACTATCTGTACTTTCAATAGACGTGAAGTCAGTTGAAGACGCTGGACTTATATCTGAGTCTCTTGCTCAAAAGTTTGCAGGTTGGGCTTATGCTGAACATGAAGAAATCATAGATGTTGATAATGACATCTTAAAGAATGTATACGGGGACGCAACTGTATACAAACCATTTCCATCAGTAGGGGACGCGATAGAAGATGAGATACTTCTTGCAATCTCAAAGCAAAGAGGAGAATACCAAAGAATTAAAATGAACTATGGAACTAAATCTGTTAATAAGACAGATAGAAAGATATTTGCAAAAGGAGAAGTTGTAGATATTATCTGTCGTCAAAAGATGGGAGAAACTTGTCAGAATACTTATCTTGCTGCACTTATAAGAGCTACAAGAGAATACGAACAAGAAGTCTTAGAAGCTTTAAGATATTACTACGAAAATGATGAAGACGCTAGCTTCAGCTATGACTATATCGACAGATTTAACTTATACAAAACTATCTATGATAAACAAGGTGGTTTTAAATATAAAAAGATACTGTCTAAGAAAGCTGTAGTTTTAAAGATAATAACTGTAAATAGAGAAGTTCCAGTAGAAGGACAAAAGATTACAGGTAGATGTGGTAATAAGTTTACAGTATCTGATACATTTAAGACAGGTAAATATTATACAAAGGAATTTGGTAATATTGAATATCTAGGAAACTGTCTTGCATTATTTAACCGTGCTATTATGGAAGTTCCTATGGAGATGTATCAAACTTACTTATCTATGATACTTAAAAGAGCTGTAGAGCTTAAGCTTAAGCCTGAAGAAGAGTTAAAGGAAATAATACTTAAAGTTCTATCTATTATGGATAAGAGTTTATATGAAGCATACAAAGATGAATTTGAAAGTGATAATGGTTGGGAAGACTTCAAGAAAGACCCTACTATATACTGGTATCAATCAACTTATCATAGTGGAACTACAATAAAGACTTGCTATGAAGCTAGAAACTATTTAAACTCAGTTGGAATACCAGTTAAAAGAACTGCTGTTTATATGTCTACAGCACACGGAGAAAGATACTTAGGAGATGTATTCGTATCTAAGTTATTTATAACTCCACTTAAGCAAGTAGCTGGAACTCAACTGTCTTTAAGAGCAAAAGGTTCTTATGATACAAGAGGACTTGTTCTTCGTACACAAGAAGGAAGAATAAGAAATACTCCAGTTAGAAAATCATCACTTGTTGCTGACGTACAAGCAAATACATTACACCCTGATGATTTAAAATACATAAATAGTATTACTGAGCAAGAAAGTATTCAAAATGCAAATGCACTTCTAATGGCAATGGGAGTGGAACTTGTCAATCCAAATTACATAGAAGACAAGTAATGATATTTTGAGTATATATTATATATGTGTAGCAAGTAAAATTAATAAAATTTTAAGGAGGAAAAATTATGAAATTAAAAGTTAAGAAAAGTGAAGTTCTAACACAAGGAACTGGAACAGCGGCAAAAGCGGCAATGAGAGATGTAAAGGAAGCTGAAGAAGCTAAGAAGAAAGAATATGAAAAGGAAGTTGAAGAAGTGGTTTTAAAACCTATTTCGGCTGCGGAACAAAAGGCAAGACGTGATATCAAAGTTAATAAGCAAGACTTAGCTTCTTATCAAGAAACTGATAAGATGATTACTGTAACTTTTGATGGTGTACATTTGAATGATGAAGATACAGTAAGAAATGCAATGCTTAATTCATCTGAGTTATATGGGTATATTACTAAGAAAGTAAACCCTAGAAACTACCTATTTGGATGGGTTAAATATAAAGACTTTGTATTACCTACTTATGACTTAGAAGTTGTGTATGATACAAAGCATAAGAAATACCTTGCGTATTCACAAAAGTATGCAGATTATGTACCTGTGGATGAGTTACAACCAGTTGTATTAAATCATTATAGTTATGGAGAATCAGTAACTGTAAACTTTGATATCTACAAATACTTGAAGTTTGATGGAGTATTCTTCACACCGGGTACTGGACTTAAGTTTGCAACAGATGTAACAAGCTTTGGTTTAATTGATATGTCTCAATTATACTTAAGAAGAGCACAACTTGCAAAGAATATAATTGTACACTTCTTCGTTCCTGTAGAAGAAACTGAAGAAAATCAAAAGGCTATACCTTTAATAACAAACTTAACTGGATACAGAAATGACATATCAGGTGGAGTTACAGACCTTGTAAAATTCACATACGAATTTAGTCCATCTGAAACAAGTAATTTCTCAACTCAATATGTGAAAGAGTTCATAGGTGCTAGAGAGTTTGCTATCCCGCATGAACTTGTAACTCAAGCTAAAACTATCTGTAATGCGATAGAAGCAAATAACGTTACAGCTAAACAACTGGAAAAGTTAGCAGATATCTTAAAGATTAGATTTGATGCGGTAGTATCAGAAGAAATTAGACATAGTATTAAATTTAATCTGCCTGTCTTAACTGAAAAGAATAAGGCAATTTATGAAATGACAGATATGACAGAAGAAGAATACAATATGCTGGTAAACGGAATAGAAGTATCTGAAGGTATCTATGGATTTGATGAACTTGTATCAGCTTTTAAATCGGGGAATTACGACACAAAAGATGTTCAGTTCATCTTAGATAAATTCAGAGAATCAGTAAAACTTTAGAATAGACAATAATATTAAGGAGGAATAATTATGAATAATTTGAAAAAGGAAATGGAAAAGTATGTGGCAGATGGATTAAGAGATATATTAGTTTGGAATAACAATAATGAACTAATATATTTATTGGTAGCATTAATGCAGGGGAAAGCTATCATTAAAAGAAGCTATCCTGAACTAGAAACCGACATTGAGTTGGAATTTAAGAATATCAATGGTATCCCTGTCATTAAGAGATACGATGTTGTAGGTAATGAAAACTTACCTCCAACTCTTGAAAATATAGTAGTGCACCTACAAGGAGATGTAGAAACGCATGTGGAAAACTTCGTGCAAGATTTGGTAAATATTGAAAATGCTTTATATAGTGTGGTAGGACAAGCTATGCAACAAAACTTAGACTTGTCATTCTTAAGAAGTGAAGGACTTACTTATAGATACTTCACTGACCCAACAGCTGTGAATGATGATATAGGACCATTGAGAATAACTGCAATGATGATTAAGGATGAAGATGGAGATGACATCTTAATCTTCAAATACTCTACAGATAACGCAATCAATATCGCGTTTAAATCAGATATTGAAAGAACTTCACAACTATAAAGGAAATGGTGGGACTTCCCACCTTTCTTTTTTGAAAGGAGAATAAATGAAGCTGAGAAATAGAATAAGGGAAAGACTATCAATCAATTCAATAAATGAAATGGTAATAGATAGTAATAGAAGAGAGCTTAAGAATATCGTAGTTGATATTCTAAAAACCGTAACTGGGGTTAGACTTTATGGTTACAGAATGATACCTGTTAATCTTGAAGAAGACTTTAAGATGACAAATATCGACTATATGCACAAGACTAAGAATAAAGATGACATCTATATAGATATGTCAGATGATGTAATATCTTGTATGGAATGTTACTTTGTATTATCTGAAGATAAGATATCAAAGCATACAGTTGGATACGGTAAAGCAAATACAAGAAGAGAAATATCAACTCTTCCAAAGCTTGATTGGTTTGACGAAAAGTTAAGAGCTGAGATACTTACATATCCACTTGATATAGTATCACCAAATAAAGATGTGGATATATCTTTGCAATCCCTTCTTATAAGAGTTAATTTGTACATTCCGAGACTTGTTAATAATGTAATAAGACTTAATGGAAACCATTACTTCAATAAGTTCCATATACAAAATGACATAACTCTAACTAAAGAAGGGAAATTAAAATATCAACATCCAAGCTATGTATCTTATATGTATTTTGATGATAGCAAGAATACAAAGAAAACTATATTTGTAACATCAGCATTTGGAAAGGTATATAACTCACTTCTATTCTTAGAAAAAGACGAAAGCTTAACCGAAGCTCAAATAGAAAATATATTGTCTCCTATTGAAGATGATGATGACGAAGTGAAGGATTACTACAGAACTCTTATCAAAAATACAATAGAAGACTTACAGTTCTTAGATAGAGAAGACCCTGACGTTGAAAATATAAGAGATACAATATCAGGAAGAGATGTAAGAGATGCTATGTATTCATATATAATAGCACAAACATCTGATGGTAAGAATGAAGAAACTATATCGCTTCATACATCTCTAAGAAGTAAGCTTAGAAATGAGATTAAGAAAGGTCTTAAGATTACAGGAAGAAGAGCAAAGAAGCAAAACTTAGAGGATTATCGTTCTAAAGTAAATGTAGACCCAAGAACTGTATGTACTATCATTAAGAATAATAATCAATATAGTATTACAAAGTCTGCAAATGAAGTTGATATCTATAACTTCTTTGGTTATGTATCTAATATAGAAGATAGTGAAGAGTTAGAAAGAGACAGAACTTTCACGATAGCACAATTAGGTATTATAGACCCAATAGGAACTTCAACTTCAGAAAACGTGGGACTTGCCGGTGGACTTGCATTTTCAATACCTGATATACACTTATCACACAAGGAGGAATAAAGATGGAATTAGATGAAAGAGTAATGGACAAAATACTTGCTGATGTAAAGGAAATTGTAGCGGAAGCTGATGGAACTTTAAGATTCATTTTCTACTCTCCTTATTCAGAAGAAGTAGAAGACGATGAGGATACAGAAGTAGATAGTAGAATTGAAGATTTAAGAAATGTCATAATTGCTAAAGAAAACTATATTACTAAGCTTGTGACTGAAATAGAAAGACTTAGAGCTACAAATGCTAGTAATATTGCTGAAATTAAAGAATTAAAATATAAAACAATATCTGGTGATAAGAATGACTAGAAAGGAACTTATAATAAGAGCAATAGAAGCAAAGGAAGTAAAGCTTGATAATGATAATAAGTTTATGATTATCCCAAGTGAAGATAGGACTGAGGAAATCTCAGTTCCTATTGATGAATATAATTCAGCACTTATGGATTATAAGTATGGAAAGGATTATAACTTTTAGGAGGAATTATGGAAGTTAAATTAATGATAATACTGGCTATAATAGGTCTTATAGTAACTGGAGCAAACTTATTGCTTTACTTTCAAATAGAAAAACTTATTAAATTCCTTAGAGAATACAAGATAGAAAAGACAATGTCTTTAAAAGCTGACTTAGATAGATTAGAGCAAAGTCTAGCGATGTATGCCTTTATGGAAATGTCGGATAAAGAAAAGGAAGAATTTATAGCAGAAGTTAGAAAAGATATGGAGGGAAAAAATGGGAGATAAATATGTATTATTTACAAGTCTATCAGCAGTAGCAACACTAATAGCTTCAATGGCTTTATATAAAGCAAACTTAGCTAGTAAAAGAGTTGATGACTCAATAAAGAAAGCTGAGCTTGAATTTAAAGAAATTGCTGATAATATTAAAGAGGAAAGTAAAGAAGAAAAGGGAGTTGTAGATGTTATGTCTGTAGCTACTCCAGAAGAACTAGCTAAAGGAGACGCTGTAGACGCTTCAAGAACTAGAATCTGTAAAGCTATAGATGATGTGAAGATAGCAATGTTTGATGAAATAGAAAAGTTGGTTCATATCAAGAATAGACTTGAGGCTGATTTGGATAGAGACCCAAGTGATGCTATAGCTGTTGCAAAACTAGGAGAAATTAAGACTCTTATAAAGGTAGCTTCTAAATACTATGAGTTGGAGGTATAATATGCTTGAGATTGTATTGTCATATACGAAAGATATAATATTTGGTGTAGGACTTGGGTATCTTATACACGTAGTTTACAAACTTATAACTCGTACAAATAAAGACATCAATAAAGATATTGTAAAACCTGAAAGAAAGGTAATTGATGGAATGGATGAGATTAATAAGCATTACGCTTTAACTAAAATGGAAGTTATAGAAGAGAATATAGCAAAGATAGAAAGAGCTATACACACAAGTGGTTTCCCTATAATGAAAGAGCAAACTATTAATTCTTTGAAATACTATAAGGATTGGCTTACTAATAATGGCTTTGCTTCAGAGTATGTAAGCAAATATGATAGAAATATCTTAGTAAAGAAGATAGACAAATTACTAGAAAAGACAGATAAATAATATATTAATATTTGGAAGGAGTGATTTTTATGTATGGTACATTAGGTGGAATTATGTCAATAGGATTACTTGCAGTAGCAGTAGGATGGTTATTTGGAAATGTAATGGGAAAGTGGGGTCTTAAAAGAGGAGCTGAAGCTGAAAAGAAAAATCCTCAACTTTTACTTGACAGAATATCTGAGGGGGTTTTTAATACACAAAGGCTTAAACTTTTCACAAAAGAAAGCTGTGATGTTATTATAAATGATTTAAGAACAGTTAAAGTTCAAATATTTAATCATTTAAAATATATGAATGAACATCAACTGAAAGATGCAAATAAGCTATCTAAAGATATAGATGCTGAGATAGACAGACTTGAACACTACAAAGCTCATATTGTAGAAGATAGAGCTTATAAACTAGAAGAATTAAGATATTGAGGAGACATTATGATATTGAAAATATTAGACGTATTATTAACAATACTTGCAGGTTTAGTAGCTGGTATTGCTGGTGCTGTTGCGGTACTTCTAGGAGTAGATTTGATGTTTCGTGTTGCAGGTAGTTCTCTTTTTGAAGTTCTTGATGAAATTGAAAGACTTCGTAAAGAGAATGAAAAATACGAAGATTATGAAGATGATGATAATTAAGTGTGGGGTTTACTCCCCACATTTTCTTATTTTTTGTAAAACTCTCAATTAGAGTTTGTTTTTACGAAGGAGAAAATTTATGGTAAAGATTAAAAGGATAATACTTTCAAATTTTAATAGATTTATAAAAGGAACTAAAAGAACTGATATAGATATAGAGTTCCCACAAGAGTATTCTACTATAATGATAGTGGGAGATAATGGTACTGGTAAATCGACTCTTGCATCTGAGCTTAACTTACTTCCATCTCTTGGAGATGGATATGATATTCTTCAGGGTGAAACTGGAGAGAAGATAGTATATTTTACTTTTAATAATGAAGATTATAAAGTACATTATATCTATAGACCTCAAGGAGAATCTCATACTTGCGTTGCTGACCTTGCGAAGATAGAAAATGGTAAACAAGTTCAGCTTGTATCTTCTTCTTCTGTAACTGAAGTCAGAAACAGAATAAAGCAAATGATAGGACTTGATACTAAACTTGCAAAACTTACATATTTAAACTCAGAAGAAAAAGGTATAGTTAATATGAAGTCTGGTGCAAGAAGAGATTATATGCAATCCATATCACCTATTGGGGATACTAAGGACTTAGTAAAGATAATATCAGAAAAGTATATTCATGCCAAAAAGACAAGGGAAGCAAAAGAGAAAGAACTAGCAAACTTACCCAGTATTGATAGCTTACACATGGATAGAAGAAATATCAAAAATCAAATAGATGAGCTTACAAATCTTAAGAATAAGGTTAAAGCTGAAAATGTCTGTATGTCCGATGAAGAGTTAGAAGATACTATAAATAAGCTTGAGAAACTAGATAAGGATTTTAATATCGTTTGTGATATTATATCAGCAATAAATGAATACAAGATACTAGGTTCATTGGAAGCAAATGTGTCGGCTAAAGAAAGAGAGCTCACTCTTCTTGAGGGAACTATGTCAGCAACTCTTAAAAATATTTCAGAAGCTAGAGTACAACTTATACAATATGAGAATGCTCAAGATATAGATACAAGTGATTTAAAATCTATGATTGATAATCATGAATTCTTAAAGTTTACAAATGATAAAAAGTATCTTAAATCTCAAGTTGATTTAGATAGATTTGTATATTCTTATAATACGATTAAAGAGTATAAGAATAGCTTAGATGAAGTTTCTCATATTATAAGTATAGAAGATGTCTATAATGAAAAGAAGCTTGATATGGATAGTATAATCGCTTTAAATAATAAGTTATTATATAGTGTCAATATGCTTGAAATAGAAAAGGAAGAAAACTATGTTTCTCAAGACTTACTTATAGAGCCGCCTGAAACTTGTCGTGATAATGCTTGTAAATTGAGACAAGAGTTCGTAAAGATGAGAGATAGAGTCGATAGATATGAGAGTATATCTAAAAAGCTTATAGATACTAAAGAGGAGCTTAAGAAAGCTCAAGATAAACTTCAAGTTTCAAATATCTATAACGAAGCTTTAAAGACAGTAGCTCTTCTTAAGAAGACAGCAAGAGATTATGAAGATGTACTTGTGGGTATTGATTTAAAGAAAGACCAAGACGATATAGCTGAAGATATAATATATAATACTAGAGTATACTTATCTTATAAATCTATATCAGATAGATATAAAGAAGCAACGAACACGGATTTCCAAAGAATAAAGGTATCTATTGATAAATGGGAGAAAGAATATAATGAGCTTATATCTAAGTCTCAATCTATTAAAGATACTATACCTAAGGTATCTGAAGATGTTAGAAAGTCTTTATTTTTTGGAATGATAAATGCTGACCTTATAAAAGAGAAAGAAAGAATACTTCAAGAGACTTTATATCTTCGTGAGCTTATTGCTAAAGAGAAAGAAAAGAAGCAAGAAATGTTTGAACTTGAAATGAAGCTTCGTGATACTGATAGTAAAATAGACTTATTGAATGAAGATTTAAAGAAAGTGGATTTTAATATAAATCTTCATGAGTATATTGAAGAAGAACTTAGAAAAGCCACTATTGACGAAGCTGATACTGAGAAAGTAAGAGAAACTCTTATAAAGCACTTACCAGTTAAAGTTATGAGAAGAATAATACTAAATCTTAAAGAGATTACAAATTCATTTTTAGAACTTACTGACATACCCTATAGAGTTCATGATTTTGAAATAACAGCAAAGGACTTTATAATAAGAGTACAAAAGGATAACTTTGTATCTGAGGATATATCAAAGATGAGTGATGGAGAGAAAGCCATTATGGCTCTTGCTACAACTCTTGCTTTAAATAGTGTAATGATACCAAATTATAACGTCTTTATACTTGATGAAATGGATGCAACTCTATCTAAAGAGAATAAAAGAAAGTTTTTGGATATAATAGTTAATTTTGCTTCAGTTAAAGATTTACAAGTATTTGCTATATCTCATAATGAGTATTTCTCATCGACAGAAGCCGACAGCATAGGAGTCTTAGAAATGACACCAGTTGGAGATTTAAAAGTAATACCGTATCTTAATTATATATAATATAAGTGACAATAATAAAAGGGAGGAAAACAAATATGGTTTACGCAAAGTTTATTGAAAAGGATAAGAATATCATTTTCCACATAGGGAATAATAGTTTGAATTTTAAAAGAGCAAAGACAAGCGGTGGTATGACAATGGCTACCGCTGTGTCTATTGTAAATGCTATAAATAGAATGATTACTTGGGTTAAACAGAATCCACCAATGTATGAAGACCCAAATGATACGGATTATATGTATCTTATATCAAAGCTATTTACACTTGTAACTAGCTTACAACACAATACGATACAAAAGAAAGTATCGTTTATAATAGAATTCCAAAGAACTCCTGAAGGAGAAGAATGGAATGCTGTTGCTGCAAAGAAGCATTACTTTACTGAGACTTTAAATGCCTTTGCAAAAGATGAAAGAATATTAGATATTGTAGATAGATATACTTACAATATTGCAGTGGATAATATTCAAGATGGAGATATACAAGATGCAAGACTTACATCATTTGACATCTACACATTCTCAGTTCTATTCACATTCTCAAGAATATTCTACATAAGTTACCTAACTGTAATGGATAATGGAGATTATGTGTCGCAAGTTTCAGATGCTTTATTCGGAAGAAGTAATATCGAAGATGACGAAGGACTTATTGATGTAATATATCAAAATACTGTAAGAAAGCATTATTCTGAGTACATAGGGTCTTTAGATAGAAAGTTTAAAGATAGATTCATATATCAATATCTTGCACCTTATATTGATAATAAGCTAAATACAGATAAAACTATAATTGAGAAGTTCTCAGTTGTAGGAGTTAATAAGTATAGCCTGTATCAAAAGGTAGTGTATGAGATGTTTAATGGTATACATAGAATCGTACCATCACTTCCACAAGATGTAGTAAACTATACAGAAACTGGGGAAAAGAAGAATGAAGAGAAAGATGACTTTGACCCTGATGATGAAACTATGAAGCCTGAAGATAGAAAGTTCTACTTCATGAAAATAGCAAAGTATCTATCATCTACTCTTAATAATATCCTAGTAAATGTAATAAGAAACTTCAAACCACCTTATTCTATGAAAAGTGAAGGTGCTGATTTAGGTGCAGAAAAAGATGTATTTGATGCAAGAATAAATGAGAATAAAGAGAACTACTCTTATCTTGTGGATATAAAGGAAGAAGCTGTAAAAGAAGCTTTATCTCTTATAAAGTCTGATACTCTTATTATGGCTCAATCTGTAAATATCTATAAGCATAACTTAGGAAAGCTTATGATATCTTTATATCTCAATATAAGATATGCAATATCAGAACCTGTCAATATCTTAACCATGAATGAGTATAGAACTCTTATACTTCATATATTTGACTTAATCGTTGAAGACTTCCCAAAACTAGCTATGGGACTTCTAGGTAAGATATATTCATCTGTAAATAACGCACAAGTTACTTTAGATGACTTCAAAAAATATGGTGAAGATAAGATACCAGTTTATATATCAGCAAATATAGATGGAGCACTAAATGCTCTAACACATATCGTTTCTAATAAGTATCTATATGCAATAAGAATAGATAAATTGGTAAAGAGTTCTGAAGTTGTTGTAAGAGATGAGCTTTTAGAATTCTTGACAGTAGCTACAAATTATTTTAAGCATAAGGAAACTAGAGTATCAAAGCTTGAACTTCACACTATTCAAGAAGATGATATGTGGGACGAAGATGAAGTATTTGCAAATTTTAATTAGGAGGAACGTAGAAGATGAGAGATATATTTTCTATAATAAATATTAAAGATGCTTGTAGAAGAAGAGGATTACCTTATGATGTAATCCTTCCTCTTCTTTTTGGTAAGAAAAGACTTGAGAATTTAGATTTACCAATGGATGAAGTTACATCAAGAATAGCTGTACTTGTTACATATAATAAGACTGATAGAAAGGTTAGAAAGATAGAGTCTACCATAGTTATAACTCTTAATAAGGAATCTGGAAAGGTACTTGTTTATAAGAATAAATTATTCCAAGCAAAAGAAAGATACAGAGTTCCTATAGCAGACTTACCATATTTTAAGAACTTAGAATATCATATAACAAACGTGATACAAAAGAAAAAGACAGGAAAGAAAGCTTGTATGGACTATCTTAAAAATGGTGCAGAGATTGTGTGGGACGACTTTGTCGAAAGAATAAAAGTTGACTTACTCAAGAACCAAAGAAAAGATGTTAAGTATACTATGGTACTACATTATTTTAATAGAGATGATATAGCAGAATTAACTGGTCTTAAGCTTTCAGATTACTATAATGGGGAAACTGATGAAGATGATGCTTGGATACTTATTTATTATACTGTGCAAGAAAAGGTATCTTATATAAGCTATCAAGTTAATTGTAGTGATTATTTACCTAGAAAATTTATAGAAGATGTTGGTGATGCTATAAATGGACTTGCTGAGTTTGTAGAAAGTTTGGATATAACTACAAATATTGTAGATTTCATAAAAGAGGTTATGTTTGCAAATCATACAGATAGAAAGTTTATATGTCCGACATACAATAAAGATGTCAACCAATACCTTGGAGATTTATTAGATGTCCGTAATTATAATCATGCTTGGTATAATAAACTCGATAAGCTTTTAGGTATACAATATGAGGATATATTAGAAGCTTTCAAAATAGTGGGTGACTGACATGAATCCAAAGCAAAAGCTTATAGATATACTTATGAATAGATTTGATGCAAGAAGACAAGGGAATGGTGTGTGGTACACCATTTCTTGTCCATTTTGCGGAGATAGTCCGAATCCGCATACAAGACATTGTAATATAAGAGTATCTCCCACTGATAATGCTATGATAGTACATTGCTTCCAACTTAAGTGTCATGCTTCAGGTATTCTTACAAGAAAGCATTTAGTTGACATGGGAATATACGATTTAGATATATCAGAGTTTGTATCTAAGAATAAATCAGATACAGAAGCTATGATACACGAAGAAGTAAATAAAGAACTTCATCTTGATATAAATACTGATAAGAATATAAAAGTTCAAGAATATTTTTTAAGAAGAACCAATAAGAATTTAGATGATAATATGAGAAATAAATATAGAGTTATAGAAGATATTAAGTCCTTTATAGAACTCAATAAAGATAATATTTCTAAAGAAAGTATTAAAAGACTTACAGAATATATAAAGGAATACAACTATATCGGATTTCTAAATCCTACTGGAACTAATATACTTCTTCGTAATATAGAAGATAATGTAGATAAGAATAAAAGACATATCAAAGTATCATTTTTAGAGACTTCTAATGTAGCTAGATTTGTTACACATAAACCATATACTGTAGAAAAAGATAATAAGTATGAAGACGATAATACTTATATCTGTATAGCAGAAGGAGTATTTGATATTATAAATACTATGGAGTATATAATGCCTGAATGTAGTGGTATATGGTGTGCATCTCCAGTATCTGGACAGAGTGGGCTTATAAGAGATTTAACTAAATATTATCCTGATAAGCATTTCGTATATGTTGCAGATTATGACGTAGATGATAGAAAGATTAAGTCTTTTATAGAACCTATAAGATATAGAGTCAAAGATGTAGCTGTAGTTAGAAATAAACTATCTAAAGATGTAGGGGATATGTCAAGACCTATGGAGCTTTACAAATATAATTTATAGTGGTGGCATATAGCCACCACATTTATATTTTTTTTTATCCCTCTGAAGTCTCTGGAGCTGGACTTGCTGGTTTAGGTGGAGTTATCTTAGACATAAGAGCCTGCATAACCTTAGTAAATCCATCATCAATAGCTTTAAAGAAGTTTTCTTTTGTATGTATTCTAAGGTCTATATTTTCCTTAGGAATATCTCTCCAAGCAGCATTGACTCTATATCCTACTTGAACTAGCATACCTCCAAATATAATAAGTTGCTTTACATCATCATAGTTTAGCTCAGCTTTATCTGTATCCGAAAATTGCCATTCAATAGTTTGTCTTGGGTCAATATCTTTTGTAATATCAAGTACAGTCTTAGTTTCAAGAAATCTTGCTCTATCGTTTTCTCTTACTCTTTGATGATGAGACTTACCTTTTCTATCTGTCCAGTCAAAACCTACATCAAATCTTTCATCTCTCCATTTATAAGACATTTGAACTAGGTATTCGTGTAATTCATCATAAGTTGAACCTTCATACCATTCATTCTTTGTATCATTCCATCTAGGTTTTAAAAGCCAATTTGGAATAGGAATAGATACTATCTTATTTGTCATAGGGTCAAGCATTTGACCATCTTGTAAGTTGACTTGTCCTGAAGTTAATTTCTCTTCAGCTGTCATTTCTCTTATTCCTCTTCTAGTTCCATCAAGACAAGGATAATCATACCAAGTATCTGTAGCTATCATAGAATTATCCCAAGCGTCGAAGAACTGTTGAGGATTTGTATTAAAGTCTGATAATCTATATGGTTGTGTAGCTATATAGTTACCATCTTGTGAGTATATATGCGTTTTCTCTGGTGTATATTTCATTTAATCCTCCTATCTCATCGGTATTCTAATAGTTATATTAAGCCAGTAGTCATCACCTATATGCTTATCAAAACCTATAGCAAGACCTTGGAAATATCTTTGTATTAATAAGATACAAGCGTTATGTTGTGGGAACTTAGATTCAAGTGGGTTAGTACCAAATCTACCCATACCAATAACATCCGAATTTTTATCTTTACGAAGACCTTCCATATAACTATCATAATTTATAGATAAGTCATCTAAGTATTCAAGTGACCCATCTCTGTTCTTATTTCCAGTAGGCGTAGCACGGTTATTTATACCATCATATTTTGTAAGTGGTCTAACTTCTGATACATATTGATATATAACTGGGAATCCAAACTTCTTAACTCTTGTCTTTCTTTGTTGTGCCTGTTGAGAATTGTCCATAAATCTATATTCGTCCATATCAACAAAGTCAGGTTCTCTTTTAGCATCATATACAGATATTTCAGCGTGTTCAAATAATAAATCAGATTTATTTATACCATCAGGTAATTTAGTTATAAATCTTAAATAATCCATTTGACCTTCCATATATACATCTGGTACAACAAGTAAGTCCTTTGTAACCTTTAAGTTAAATCTTAATGTAAGAACATTTTCTGATTTATGCTTAAAGTTACCCTTTACATAACCTACATTTTCTATTTTATCTGTAGCTACATCTTCAAGAGTATATACAGAGTTCTTCTTAACATAAGTCAAGAAAGTATCTCTACTCATCTTTAAATCAAGCTCGCGTTTCATATTAGTCTTAGGTAGCTCTACAAGCCACTTATCTCTTAATTTTATTCTAGGTTGTCCTGCTAGGAAATACCAAGGAGATGATGTGTTTGTAATATCAGATTCTGGTAGTACCATACGAAGTTGCATTCCGCCATCATATTTACTATTTTCTCCAAGACATTTTATAACGTCGTAATTCTTTAGAGACCCAGAATAAGGAGCTGCTTGAATTGTAGCTGGTGTATCAGCTATAAATCTTATATCTGTAGGGAATATATCAACTACTGTCCATCTAGCATCTGTATACATATCATAAGGCTCATTTAAAGTTATGATACCTGTACTCGGATTAAATGTCCAGTAAGCTCTGTCGTATTGCTGTCCATCTATAAATAAGACAGGATTATAAAGTACGTCAATATTAGATTGAATAGTTATAGCGGTTCTTTGTAATATTCCTGATTGAATATGTACAGCTGTATTCTCTTGTGGAACTATAGACCCCACATGTCCAGTTCTTATGTCTTGTACAAGTTTTACAAGTTGACTAAATATATTTGCAGAAGGTATCTTTTCTACATTATTCTCAGTCATACTTTGAGTTATTTGTACTTTCTTTACATATAACTCCAAGTCTTGCATAAGTTCTTGCCACGTTTGTAATCTATCTCCATCTTTATATCTTATACCATTTAGTACCTTTTCAATAATAGCAACAGCATCAGGATATTCAGCAGCATACTTACCAAAGTTAGCACCTTTATCTAGTTTACCAGCCATATCTTCTTCTTTAATCTTTCCAGATACTTCGATAACATTAGCCCATAAACCATTAGCTATTTGTATACTATGCTCATCTTTTCTTGTCGCTTGTATCTTTCTTATATGCCATGTCTCTTCTCCACTATCATCAGCAACAGTCATAACTGTCCCTAATGGTTCATCAAGTTTTGCTATATCAGGAGTTGCAAGTTGAACTACAAGTTGTCTATTAGATAAGTCAGCTTTAGAAGCAAGTCCCTTTACAGTATAAGGCATAAGCTCAACCGGAGTATCTATATGAATTGCAAACCACATAACTCCATATTTTGAATAAGCGTATCCTAACTCTTGGTATATGAACTCAGGATAAGTAAGCTGGAATCCACCATCTACAGTTTGATTTAGATAGTACATTTCATTTGATACAAAGTTTTCATCACGAAGATTAGCCTTTGCATTTTCTGGAATCTTAATATGTCCAGCCGAATATATTGTAAGCCAGTTCTCATCTATAGGAACTACTATAGATTTAGCACGGTTTTCTAAAGTTGCAAGTTTCCACTTATTATCTGTCTTATCAAAGTAACAAGCTGACATTGGCGGTAAACCATGTCCCGGTTGATGAAATGTAAATGATACGGATTCTTCATTATTAGAAGCATTAAGTGGAACTATTAAATCTCCCGGTGTTAAACCTGAAGCAGCAAAGCTTGTCTTTGTTACTTCTCCAGTATACGGTATAAATGAACCACCATTAGGAGACTTATCACGAAGTATAAACTCTCCATCTATTTGTGTAGGTCTTACCCACACCTTTTCGTCTTTATAATAGAAAAGAACTGATAAGTCTACTTTATTACCTATATCTCTTACATAAGCATTATCCTTATCTATTCTATGATTTTTATAATCCATGTGATACCCAAGTGTATGTCTATTTACAGACTCACCATTATCCATACCTAAAACCATAGTAGTTTCAAATAAGTAGTTTGTAGGCTCAGTTGGTTTAGTAGGCTTAGTATCAGGGTTTATACAATATACTAAATCAGCAGCTTCATTTGAAGTAAACTTATCATAGTATATTTTTGTATCCTTAGCTCTTTGATTTATCTCAGTTTCCACAGATTCTATTCTTGTATCATGATTTAAAAGTTTAGCTTCTGTAGCCGTTTTAAAAGCTTTATAATCTAAGTATACATCTGTCACAGTAGTTGTAACAGGTTTACCATCAGGTGTAGTTTCTCCTGTATAAATAACACAGTTAGCTCCATCTGTAACTATACCTATCTCTTTAAATTCTGTATCATTTGTACCTTCTATAGGAACTCTAACTTTGAATAGTCCAGTCGGTATATTCTTACTAGGTATCTTCTTTGCTGTATCTATTAAGAATGAGTGAATAGCCTTAGGTTCAGTTCCTATTGCCGTTGTAGAATTTATATAATTAATTAAGTCTATATATCCTGCACCACGAAGTGGAATAAGCTCTCCTGACTTAACTTTAAGCCAAGCATATCCAGTTTCACTATCTATGACAAGTTCCCCTACCACTATATTGGATTCATCATAATTTTGATGCTTTTTATCAAGTGGTAGAAAAACCATTCTTTTTACATCGGACATAATTATTCTCCTCCTTATTTTAAGTAATTTAACTATTTAAAGTGTTTGTGACTGTTTTCATATGAACATCAAAATATACTATTTATGTGCTATTTCGTGTAAAAATAACATAGTGGTAGTTAAAAATTAATAAAATTAAAATAAAATTAGGAGGTAAATAAATATGGCAAATATATTTGCAACACTATACGGTGAAGCACAAAATGCTATGAAAGCTGGAAGTTTATATGGAAGCACTGCTGTCGGAGAAGCAACAGAAGCTGAAGTAATGGAAACTTACATTCAATATCAAGAAGCTGCTATTGGAATGGAAAGAGATGGATATTTATATGCTGAATCTACAAATGAATTAATGAATTCTAAAGGATTGTCTTTAATAGGAGCTTTCTTCTATGCAGAAGCTGAAGGTGGATTCTTCAAGAAAATAGTTAATGGACTTATCAAACTTTATGAAAAAGCAAAAGAGTTCGTTATCAAATTACTTGGAAGATTCAGAAGTAATAAACAATACAGAACTGATTTAATTTATATCGAGGATGTATTAAGAGCTGCTAAAGGTAGAACTTATACTGAAGGAGCTTCTTTAAGTGTAAGAGAAGTTAAATTAGCTGCTATTACTAATATTATAATGGGTGTATTAGGTGATGGAAAATTATTAGGAATAGACTTTGATACAGCTAATAGTACAAATGTTAAGTATCTTATAGATACAATGAAAAAGGCTATCCAAAATGCTAAAACTGATACTACAGATGCTAAAGCGGTAAAAGAAGCACTAGGAAAATTCCAAGGAACTTTAAATAATGTAGATGCTTTAACTAAAACTATCTATAAGAAAGCTATTGGAGAAGGTACAGATAAAGCTGGAGTTGACTTAAATCCAACTTCTCAAATTAAACCAGCAGAAGCTTTAGCAAAATTATGGGAAGCTACTGATAAGAAATTAACTGGTGGAGATGTTTCTAAATATGCTTCTAAAGCTTACAAAGATATTTTCACAGATGGAAAATTAAAATTTGATGATATATCTAAAGCTTTAGATGAAGGTGTTAATCAATATAAAGAAAAATTAGATGAACTTAAGCAATTATTAAGTGAAGCTGAAAGTAAAGCTCAATCATTTAATACAACTACTGATAATAATGAAAAAGCAACAGGAGATTTCGCTCAACAAATGGTGGGAGCAACAACTCAATTCTCTGGAGTAGTTGCTAATATATCTACAGCTGTTATAACTGCTTATAACTCAGCTAAAATTCAATTAGATAAGTTAATAGCATTTATGAAACCTATATGTGCTAAATTGGATGAACTTAAGAAATCATCTAACGCACCAGTAGCTGATGATAATAAAAATGAATAATAATAAGCTGAAAAACAATACTCCTTCGGGAGTATTGTTTTAAACTCCGTTTAAATTACTCTAAAACACCATTTTAGAGTAAAAATTAACAATTAGGAGGTAAATAAATATGACAAGTTTTATGGATACATATTTAGACGCACAATCTAATTTTTCAAATGATATAAATTTATATGCTGAAGGATTTAGATTTGATGAACAAGATATGGATTTTATAGAAGGACAAATAGCATTAAGAGAGATACCGATTCTTTTAGAAAAAGAAGAAATATTAAGTAGAATGAATCTATATGGAGAAGCAGCTGGTGGAATACTTGTAGGGTTGCTATCGTTTATTAAATCAGCTATAGCTTTAATGATAAAGATATTCTTAGGATTCAAAGGAATAATAATAGCGGTCGTAGTAGCTTTAATTGGTAGATTTATCATTAAGAAATTTAGAGGTGGTTCTGTATCGTATTCTGGTGGTGGAGGTGGTGGTTCTGCTAGTGTTAGTATGACATCTGGAATATCTGCGACTCCAAAACACAAACAACATGTAATTCAAGATATACTCTCTACAGCTGCAGCAATAGATAGTGTTCCTGTTTTAACAGTACAAAATATTTTACAGAATGTAGACCTTAAATCGCTAGATAAACCTACGATTGAAAAATATGTTGAGGATGTTTTAAACAGCATAAGAATAGAAGCGGATGATGGGAATACATCTGCTGTAGTTATACCTGAATCGGTAAAACCTAACCAAGTTGTAGCTGTTATAAATAAATGCTTAAGAGAAGATAAACGTCCAACTGGAGGAACTTACAGTAGTGTATTAAAATCTAGTCCATATTATATATTTGAAGGAGATGTTTTTAAAGAAATTCAAAGTATAAATAATGATAATTCTCTTAAGATGAAGCTTGAAGATTTCATTGTTGATACTGTACGTAATTTTGATTCTATGGTTACTGCAGCGTATGTAACACAAGCTGGAGTTCTAAAAGCATTAACTGCATATTCGGGAAGTGCTATTGAGGAAGATTATTTTAAAATGATAATCGATGAAATGAAAAATCAGATTGGAGATACATTCCCAGATTTAGTCAAAATAGCAGGTAAGGACATTGATGTAGAATATGATGCAAAAGAAGACCCTGATGAATACTACGCGTATTTAATGAAAAAGATGACTAATAGATGTAAACCGACGGTGGCAAGTGGGTACATTAAGATATCAGATGCTTTAACTAAAATAGATAAGTTTAAAACTGCAACAAGTATAGATGATGCTGAAATGAATATTGTTAGTCTAGCAACTGATGACAAGGGAACTCTTATTGGAGTATCTTATGGAAAAACTAAAACTAAGTATGTTGAATATAGTTTATTGACAAGATTCCAAAAAATCTTTGGAGACAATAAACCAGATATGAATAGAATGAAATCTATATTAAATAAATTGACAGAATTGGGAAATTATATACAAAAGAGTATATCTAAATATAATGTAACCTCATCTGAAAATAAAGTATGGAATACAGATTCATCTAAGAAAGCTATAAATATATCACTTGCTATGACAGCCTGTGTTGCACATTCTGTAAATATACTATCTTTCCTTCTTAAGAATAGTATAAATCCTATAAATAAAATCATAGAAGAAGATGTCACATTTATATCTGTATGTGAAGGTATAAAGGCTAAAATGTTAGAAAAATAAATTTATATCCTCTCCGTTTGGAGAGGATATAAATTTATATTTCAACTGTATTATCACTTTGCATAAATGCGTTAAATGCAGAGTCTGCTACTACGTTATATATGACGATTCCTAAATCATACATAAGTTCTTCATATACTTTACTCTGTGTATTGTTAATAGCTGCTGGTCCTAGCATTACAGACTGATTTACTATAGTTAGTATATTTATAGAAAACTCTTGTACTTTCTTTATGAAAGCTTGATGTTTCTTAAGCTCTTCATCTTGCTTAGACATATCTATCTTATCGAAAGTGTCTTTTAGTTTTTTACTATTTTCGGTTAGAACGTTGATTGATTTCTTTAGTCTTTCAGGGCTATAACCATCGTCATAATTTCCGATAGCATTTTGTGTATATGATAGTATTTCTATCCATGTATACTTTTCTTCAATATCATCATATACAATATCGTATACAGGAACTCCTATAAGCTTTTTATTTTTAACAACTTTCAATGCAGGATTTGATACTTGTTCGGTTTTTAAACTAGCATAGAATTTACTCATATTATTATAAGCATCTATAGATTTAAGTTTAAATTTACAACCATCTAAAACTTGCATAAGCTTTGCTTCACTATTTGTATCAGCGTTATCTACAAACATGCTCATGTATCTTTTACCTAATTCCCCTACACTATCTTTTGCTCTCTTTGGTAAGTGGTCAACTGTCTCTTCGACCATTCTCTTGTAATCTGCCTGCAATTTAGGACTATCTCCACCATTTATCATATACATTACATGAAATTGCGATATAAGTGATATTGCTATAAAGCTATCACAATTTAAGATTACATCTCCAGAAAATTCACCAAGAGATTTAGTCTTAGCGTCATTAAATGCAGACTTCCTTAATTTATCATCATATTTAATTCTGTAGAAAGGTTGTTTAGATATAAAGTCTTTATAAGAGTTACCTCTTAATGATACCCCACTTGTTATACACTTTTCTAAGCATTTAGATAAGAAATCTCCATACTTCTCTTTTGTAGCAAATGCTCCGATATTACGGTCATCTATTCCAAAAGAAATAGCACTCTCTATCATTTCTAAATATTCCTTTGGCGGTTTATCCCATTCTTTTATATCCCAACGTACATTTGTCTTTTTACTTATCTTAATACAATCTTTTATAATCATATCAGAAAACTTATCATATCCGTCTACACCACGAATAAACTCAGTGATATTCTTAGTTTTATATTTCTTAGCTTCGTTAAGGATTTTACTACGTAGAGATTTATCTTCAGCAGCTTGGACTCTTTCTACAGTTACATTGGTAGTAGAGCTAGATGAAGACGATGAACCTCCACCACCTCCACCGCCAGCTGTATCTATATTATCTTTCTTAAAAGCACCTTTTAATTTCTTAAGTAGCCACATTATAAATAGAAGTCCTGCTCCTAATATTGCAGCTTTAAGTCCAATAATGATTTTCATAAGTAAAAGAATAGCACCAACTATAAATGCTCCTACAGCTTTTACATATGTACTAACTTCAGCATACAGTGTATGTCTTTCTTTAATGTAATGTAAGTCTATAAAGTTATTAGCTTCATATATAGCAAGACTACATTCACAATACTGTCTATATATTTCATTGTGGTTGATATCGTTTTCTGGTTCATCTATCTTTTCATGATACTTCTGTGCATCAAGATATAAGTCCATAAAATTCATAATATCACCTCTTAGTTATTCATCTTCTTACCTAACGATAATACCAACTTTGCATTAAAGCTTGTGAATATTTGCTTTACGTCTGATTCTAAAGTTTCGACTTTCTTACCTTTGTCTTCTATGCTCTTTTTAAGTTCAGCATTATTCTTTAATTGAGACTCTAAGAAAGATTTAGCATAACATGCTCTATCCCACATGATATGGATATAGTTTGCTCTATATATACAAGCCATTATAAATGGTAGAGATATACAAGCATTATCTACACGAATGATAGCGTTCATTAGATTTCCGACATTTCCTGTAACTTGCTTTAATATTTGCGAAGCATTAGCTATAACACCTTTAGCTATAGCAGATGAGCTTTTGGTATTTCCTTCTCTTAGATTTTTGAAATCATCTTTTTTACCTTTACCTTCATAAGTTTCTTTAATTGCACTTAAACTTTTTACACTCTCTCTTAATATATCCTTCGCTACAACTTCGTATGTCTTATAACCATTAGAGTCAAATCCGCTACCAGCTGTAATCTTATATGTTAAACTAGATAGAGGAACTCCACCTTTAACTTCTACAGTAGTTAAGTTCTTACCAACTATGTCACCATCTTTAAACATAGTCCCCTTAAGAACATTTCCATTTGACTCGAAGTTTTCAGGTTTAAAATCTGAATATTTAGTGACAGCTGTTATTGCACTGACAGCTGAAATAAAGTCCTCTTTCTTTAAAATTCCAGTTAAGTTAGATTCTCCAAAAGAATATATATAATACACAGAAACTAACGGTATTAGGTGTTTAATTGGTATTCCGTATAGTTTATCATCATCTTTCACGAATGTTGTAAGTCCATTATCAACACCTTGAGAATAATTATTCATGTGAGACGGAGCCAGTAAATCGCTGTATAATTTTGCTAATTCGTCTGATACTTCTTTATCATTTGCGGCTTTATCTAAGTTCTCAAGAGAAGATAATGTACGGCTTCCGCAAGACATTGTGTTTTCTATAACTTTAGTAGCACTATTAAGAATAGCGATAAGAGATTTTAAATCATCTTCTTTATCTGCTGTAGGTACTTCAAACTTTACTGATATATTACTATGTACTTTAGCTTTATCATAATATGAAGTCCCAGTAAATCCCATCATATTTAAAGATTTCGGATTTACACTTTCTAAACTATTTTTGTTATCAAAAAACTTTAAGTTCTTAGTTTCTTCTATTATATTACTTAAGACATTTTTAAGTCCAGTTCCACTTACTTTATCATCTCCCAAGAATCTTTCAAAGGCATCATAAGTATCTATGCTACTTTGATTATAAAGACTTGGTAGATTAACACCATCAACGGTTGATATTTTTTCTCTACTTATATCATGTGGAGTCTTTATATATGCTATAGTCGAATTAAGTAGATGTCCTAGTTCTTTTAAAACTGTCCAACCTTCTCCTTTGTCTATAGGACTATTAGAGCTAGAAGAACCTTCAGTTCTTTCAGAACTTCCTCCACCAGAACCCGCACCACCAGAGTTATTAGCTTTATTCATTTTAAATCCGAAAGGTTTTGCTAGTATTTCTAAGACTTTTCTACATACATTCTTTATGAAATCTATAATAGCTTTCCAGAACTTTTTAAACATAGCCCATATTCTTTTAAAGAATCCTTGTTTAGCTCCATCGTCATCTGATTCACCATATAATACAGTGTCGTCATTGAACCCACGAACTAAATCGAAGAATAAGTTGTCTATATAATTTGATGCTACTACAAGCTCAGCTTCAGCGTATGCAAATTCGTCAACTTCAGCTTGGTATAGACCATCGTATAAGATTAAATTATCCATTTAATTTCCTCCTTATGTTATTAAATTAATTAACTAAAGGGGTGTTTTTGGGGGTAACGAACACCTTTATAGATATTTCACAAATAAAGGAGGTGTCTTTAGTTGGGTAATTTATACGATAAAACCGTAGACACAACCAATAAACTTCTAGCAAATCAGAATAGGGGTTATTACAAAAATAATATAAGAAGAATGGAATCAAAACCTATTTTCTGTACATATTATAATATATCAAATGCTGACTCTACTGTATCAAAAGGTATGGGACAAGTAAATGATTTTATATCAGAAAAATCTCCTGTTAGATATAGTAAGATTAACAACGTACCAATATATGCCTTTAAAGAATTTAATAGGGAAACTAGAAAGACAGATATTAAAGGAATAACCATAGAGCTTGATAATGAAGGGCTTATACCTTCATCATTTAATCCGCTTACTGGAGACTTCCTTATAATAGCTATACCTTCTGGACCTACTTTATTATTTAAGGTTACAGTAGCTGACCCTACAAATGTACTACAAGACCCACACTATAGACTTAGGTATACATACTATGCTGCTTTACAAAAAGAGCCAGAAAAGTTTACACAACTTGATAAGCAGTGTGTAAATGAGTATGATTTTGTACTTACAAATGTTGGAGATAATAAAGCTTCACTTTTAGATATAGGTACTATAGCGTATATAAAAAGATTAGTTGCTGTATTTAGTAAACTTAATAGAGAGTATTTAGAAATCTTTTATGATGATACAAATAACTTACTTCTGCATTCACATGTATGTGAGGATAATCCTGAGCATCCAATAGATATGATTTATTATTCTCCACTTGTAGTTGAATTTCAAAGAAGACTTCGTCCTATAATGTATGAGTTTACAAAGACTTATTCTCAAGAGCTTATACTAACTCATGAGGATATGACACCTTTTTCTTTTGAAGATTCTATGTATGCTGATTTGATATATGATGATTTAACTTCTTTTTTAGGTTTATTTATGAGATTTAAACCTGAGTATTTCGATGAAGATGGAAAGTATTTAACTCTCATGAAGTGGTTTCCTACCGATAGGTATATGACTGCTCTTAACATCTATAAGCGTCCCGATACGGTTGTTATGTGTGTTGGACTACCGTCTGATAAGACAGCTGAGTACATTATTAAAAACTCAAATAACAAACCGTCAAATGTTAGAAAATCTGAGATAGATAATTTCAAGAAAGCATTTGAAAAGAAGCTAGACGCTAATAGCTCTATTATTGCACATATTCAAGACATAATAGAAAATCCAAAAGAGATACTGGATATATGTAATGAAATAGTTATAGAAAATACTTTGGAATATTATATGCTTATGCCTATAGTATTATACTTATTAAGAAATGCAATAGAAGGGTCTCAACGTGACCCATCATATTTACTAGATGACGCTATGGAGGTTTAATATGGATTTTATAATGGCTTTTATAACTATTCCTGAAATAGTTCATTGTATGGATATAGGACTTTATAGAGATAATAAAGATACTATAGCAATAATAGAACATCAGGAAAAAGAACCAGAATATCAATTATAATAAATTAGGAGGTAAATAATAGATATGAATAATACAAATATGTATCAGTTGCTAATAACTGCAACTAATAAAGAACACAGTAACCTTAAAACGTTTGGTTATGGACTTAACTATCCTATTCCAATAGTAAATCCTGTGTGGGTTGGAATGGACAAAATAATCGCTGCACAAGCAAGTGGTAAACTTGATATAATGATACACAATGTTGACCCACCTGTACTTCTTACACCTGAATTATTCGCAAAGTTTACAGAGCTTGGATATGTTGATGAAGAAGTAGTTGCTGAAACTCCTCATTCTGAAGAAGAAGGAGAAGGAACTCATGAAGGAAACCCTGAAGATAATTCTCATACTGAAGAAGCTCATGAAACTCATGAAGAAGAAAATCATATTACAGGTGGAATAAGTGAGTCTGAAGTAGTACCACCTACACCAACTGTACCAGCTACAGAAACTGAAACAGCACCAGCTGCTCCTGAACCTGAAGCTGAAGCTCCTTCACAAGTTGACTTCAGAGTTAAATTCGTTCCTACTGGAGCTTACAGAGCTGGTAAAAAGTTATTTGAAAATACAGACGCTATGGGATATGAAACTGGAGACCAAGATGTAGCTATACTTGTACAAGTAACTGGTTTAAAAGATACAAACGGAAATATAACTGAAGATAAGATTAAAGTTTTAGCAGGTAACCCATATTCTGCAGACGGATTAAGATTCCCTGTAGAACTTACGATGCAAAACGATAAACCATTCTTCTCTAAAAATTCTAAAGGAATCATTACATTTATAGCTGCTTATAGTGTAACTGACTTAAATGGAATTAATAATATGGGTGTAGCATTACAAGTTAATGGTGAACAAGTTGGTTATGCTTCAATATATAAACATGCTGAAGCAGAAGACCATCTATAATAAATAATAATGACAGGAGGGAGTTATAATGTCAAATGGAAAGTCGCCATTCTCGGCTTTAGCAGACCATGTCGGTACTATACTTACAACTCTTTTATCGGCTTCGGTAATCGGTGTTATATCTATCGCTATAACTGTCTATCAACAAGCTATCGAGGTTAATCATATTAATGAATCTATCCACGATATGCACGTTACGTTAGAAGAGTTAAAGCATAGAAGTGTGAGTGCTGATGTTCGTCTATCTGTCATGGAAGACTCAGTTAAAAAACTCCAATCCGATATGGAAGATGTGAAGTACAGAGAGTACAGAAATCTTAAGTAAACTGCATAAAATGGTATAAATAAACATATTTTTAGATGTAAAAAATTAAAAATAAATTAGGAGGTAAACATAAATGGCTTGGGAAAAAATAGGAGAACACTCAATCGGATTCGATATGTTCCATAAACCAAAATTATATGGTGAAGCTGAAGTTGCAGCTGATGCAGCTGATGGTGCAGACGCTGTTGTAACTGCTGATGGTAATTCTGACGTAGATGTTACAGTTGAAGGAGATGAAGCTCCTGCAATAAATGTAGAAATACCTGTAACTGAAGACACAGGAGAAATCGAAAAAGTTGAAGTTGCTGTTCAATACGCTGAAAAATGCTCAAGATATGCTGAAAGCTTAATTGAAAGCTTAGAAGCTGGAGCTACTGCTGTTATCCAAGACGGACAAGTTCAAGTAGGAGCTACTGAAATAATGCCTGAATCTGAAGAAAAATCAGATGGGGAAGTTACTTTAGGAGATATGAATGAAAACAGAATTGAACCTGAAGCAACTGTTATCGAATCAGATAACGCTACAATGGATGACTAATAATATCTTGTACTGCCTACGGGCAGTACATCTTATTTTCTCTTATTTTTAGAAGCAGTATAATAAAGGAGGGTGATAGTATGCTTACAGTAAATGAGCTTATAAAATATGCTATTGATATAATAGACATAGATAAGTCGTATGAAGAAGCCTGTAGATACGATTATGATACACAAGATGAGCTTTTAGATGAAATACACGCTATTAAAAGAAAGCTTCTTGATGATTGGTATGAAAGATTTAATGGTAATAAGACTTTAGCACTGTTTACACTGAATCACATTTATGATGTGTATTTTGAACAAGGTGGAGATGACAGCGTTTCTATAGAAAAGTATATATGGAATGATAAAGCAAGACAGTGTAAAGACTTTATGTATGAGTTGCAGACAAGGTTACTATCTAATTTAGGTTGGGTATCTTTATAGGAGGAGATAATATGAAATTAAGTTTAGAAGAAGTTGAAAAATATGCTGAAGAAGTAATAGGACTAGCTGATAGCGTGTGCACGGTTAAAAACGAAAATGAAGTCGATTGTAAAAGAGCGTCTGAAATCAAACGTGTGATTTATGATGACTGGTGTAGTAGATTTGAAAGCTTAGCACTAGCTAAGTATACACTAAGAGGAATTATAGCTCACAAAGATGAGTATTGGGAAGACGATACAACTTACTTAGAAGAGGTATTAAAATACAGAAAGGATGATACTCTATATGAATTAGAAGCTACTATACTCGCTGTACTAAATTACACAAATGATGATATAAAATATTATTAAAGGAGAGTTAATATGAAAGATAATGTTAAATATACTGCGAAATGTGAGCTATATGAAGAAACTGATAAGGAGTTTAAGTTTAATGTATTCTTAAATGAAACTGGAGTAATAGCATTCTCACATGGACTTATTGTTTTAGAGGTAACTTATGATAGAATAACAAATAAGCATTCTATCAAATTATATCATCATGAAGATGATAGTTTGCTTGTGAGTTCTGAAGTTGTAGGAACTGTAGGACCTGCTATAGATTACTATATAAAATATCTACTAGCTGGTAATAGAGGAGCTACAGAGACTTATAGAAACTATATTGATGATATGGGAGAATACTTCATAGCTTGGGTAAATACAAGAATAGAGAGTGTAAATGCTAGTGATACTGTAGTTGATATGATTAATTAAATGTAAATATTGGGGTGGGAGTTTCTCCTACCTCGTTTTTTTTTCAATTATATATAATAAACATAGAAGACAGGAATAAACTCAAATGGTGAGAGTTCCAATGTCTAAATTTAGTTTAAGACTCGGGAGGTCGATAGTTATGCTATTAAATTATGAATTAAAAGATGTGGATGTTGTGGTAGAGTTAATGTTAAAACCTTTTAAAGGTGCTACATTTACGACAGGAAGATATGGGAAAAATTTTGGAGGACAATCGTTCTCTGAAAGATTTAAGGAAAATTTAAAATTAAGACTTACAGAAGAAAAGGAATCGGATGTTCCGGTTACATTACTGGAAGTTCTATCTGATGTATTTAATGACAGTTTATTACCTGAATAAAAAATATTAGTGGGGTTTCGGCTCCACTTTTATTTTTTTTTTTCTACTATCCTAATTGCTTTTTTCTAATATATATTATTAACATAGATGACAAGATATATTTCGATGTCATAATTTATATCAAAGGAGGTACTATTATGGTGCAAGTAAGAGAAGAAGTAATACTTAAAGGAAGAAGGTTTTTAAGTTTCTATCACAATAACCCAGAGTTATTACCTGATGAGTACTTTGAATTAAATGGGGAAAAGTTTGTAGATGAAGTGTATACTGATTGGAGTATACTTTTTACAACTATTATGGTTAAGCCATCTCTAAGGCAGTCATTTGCAGAAGCTCTAATAAAAGGAAGATTCAAGAAAGATGAAGTTATAACTCTTTCTGAATATGATGAACTTGTAAATGATTATAAAGATGCACACAATAAATCTGAAGAAGATTATATGCTTTATTATTCATATCTTCTTGCAGGTCTTGTGACTATCTGTGGTAATTGTTTAGAAGTATACATGGGAGATGATAGTAATGATAACTAAAAGATTACAAGAAAGACTTATTAGTTTATACCCTTTTAAAAGGGGTAGTATTTCAGCCACTGATGAAGATATGATTCTTCTAAAGAAATTGTGGTATGATTACTTTGAAAACGATGTCTTCGCAAGAGAAGCCCGTAGAGCCGTTGTAGGCTATGCTACAGGCTATGCAGCACAATCGTCTAACTACATTAACCTAATTAGCAAGGAGCAGTTAAAAGACGTCATAGAGCTTTATAATAAGCATCTGAATGAACTTGAAGAATGCTGTAAGTTAGAAGTTCATAATGAGAAAGTAAATAAGAATTATGGACAATCAAAGCTTGAGCTGTATGCTGTGGCTTCAATGATAGCAGACTATGTCTGTGATGATAATAAGCCAATATGTAAATCGTCTATGCCACTACTGTCTAAGTATCAAAAGGATTATTTACTTGAAGTATTCGCAGACAATAAAGACTTAGCATACGATAGGTCAGTAAATGCAATCACTAGATTCACTTCAGAATTTACTGATAAAGCAAAAGATGGCTTTGATGTAGATTTTGTAGCAAAGCTTATGAATGTATTTTATTTTGATACACAATACTCTACACATTCTACAAGAGAGATACAAGCTATGATTGATTTATGTGATGATTGGATAGCTTGTTATGTTCCTAGAATACTTGTAGCAAGTTATACAAGAGCACTTAGAAATACACTGGAAAGAGCTAAGGGGGAAATGTAATGGATAAGGAAGCTTTAGTAGAAAGAAAGAATATAGGTGATAAACTAGAAATTCGCATATCTGTAAGAGAAAGATATATTGAAGATGGTATATCATTTTATAAGAATCATAAAGAGATACTACTTATCTATATATTAGATAATAAAATAGATTATAAGTTTGGTAAAGATTACGATGAAAACTTAGCTGCTATGTTACTGCAAAATAAATATGTAGTAGACGCTATAGATGAAGTTCGTAATGGTGATGGTCTGTTATGTGGCAAAGCTGTTATTTATCACACAGACATATACTATCTTGTAAATAATATATTTAATAACGTAAAGAAAGGAGAATGATGTAAATTGAAGGAAGTATTCAATGTAGAAATGAAGAAGTCAAAAGAGTTTGAAGACGGTAAGCTTGATTCTATAAAGATAGAAGCTAGTATCTCACGACGTTTAGAGTTTGACGAAAGCAAGGAGTTATTCGTTGGCTTAAATAAAGAAGAGAGTAGCCAATCTTTAGGACTGGTCATCATTGAAAGGTATAACCTCAGTGAAGATGATATGCTATGTGACAAAGCTTACAGAATTGATATTGTTCCATACTATAAAGCTGAGCAAAATCTTTATAGATTTTTAAATGGTAGAATAGTATTTGAACGCATCATAAAGGAAATGGTAGAACTTATGGGAAGAGTGGATAAGACAACGTCCACTATGTTATTTGATTTCGATTGCAATATAGACAATATAAAGGCTAAATTAGTACAAGCAATGGAAATTGAAGCGGAAAAAGAATTGAAGAAATTTGCAAGAGACAGATTCTTCAATAAGGAAGAAGTAATAGTTAATAAATACAAAGGAGCTGATGAGTAATGTTAGAAAGAAAGATAGTTGATGGAAAGTATGTAATGGAAGTATTAAATGCTGTTAGTAGAGGTTCAGATAATGAAGATTTAAGTGATGCTTGTAATGAAGCATTTCAAGAATTAGAATCACATTTTGTGAGAAATGTTTGTGGTGGTTCTGAACAAATCGCTTGGGATTTCGTGGACGCTTTAGCTTATGAAGCTACTGTTGGAAAACCATACGATATGAATTTTATCGTAGGACTTGCACATGCTGCAACTGTATCACAAGATGATAAGTTCTATCTTAAATATATGGGAGTATTGCTTTCATTATATGAAAGAATAAATACAGATGTATTGGTTGCAAATAACCAATATAGAATGCACGATAATACTGTCGGTGCATTAACATCAAACTACAATGAAGTTACTGTAACTTATGCTTTATGGGTATATCAACAAGCTAAAGATGTATTCTCAGGATTTATAAATACTAATGTGATATCTGCTGATGACGCAGCTGCAATACTGTTTAGATATTATCAATCTCAAAATACAGCAGGACTAGGTATTGAGCATGTCATAAGACAAGCACTAGCTGATGGTGACCATATTAAGGCTTTGGTGTACTTAATTATAGTATGTAAAGCTAATGCTTCAGAAGCATTGAAATACCTAGAAGGTATTAGACTATATTCTATGTAATAAAAATGGGGTGAGGCTTGTCCCTACCTCGTTTTTTTTCAATTATATATAATAAACATAGAAGACAGGAATAAACTTACAAGGGTAAGAGTTCCAATGTCTAAATTTAAGACTGGGAGGTCGAACGATTATGAGAAAATCAAATTTTGGAAATGTGGAAAATGTTAATGCTATAGCTGTTATATTCGCTAGTTGTAAATTGGTAAAAGAAGAATATGAAGAAGTTAAACCGTCTGCGTACGGATTTGAGTTCTGGGACGGATGGGATTTGATTAATGGTTTATACATTAGTCCATCTATAGAACAAATCAATCAAGAGTTTAATGCTAGACTTCTTGAAGCTGATAAAGAGTTTCAAGAAAGAAAAGATGTTGCAGATAAAACATACTTGAAAATAGACTTTTATCTTGATATTCATAACAATCCAGTTTATTACGGTATCAGTGTTAAATTTGAAAAAGGTCAAAAACCTATTGTTGATTATAATAATAGAGGTCTTATAGACCCAAATATTGACCAAGATACAATAGACAAAATCGCTAAATACATGGTAGCGAATAGTCTAACTACCGAAGAATAAAATATTGGAGGGGTTATTCCTCTCCTTTATTTTTTTTTTTACGTTCCTAACGATTTA